AAGGAAGAGTTTTTGTTTCTTAACGTGTAGGTATTTCCGTAGACTGTACGAAGTTCATTCCTGAAATCCGACTGACCCGCGCCCATTGAATTGAACAACGTGATTTCCTTCTTGTTGTGATTCACTTTTGCGAGTGCGTAGTGTCCATCACCACTCTCATAGGTGTGTGAGATATGAAGATACTCAGTACCCTTACGATTTTTTGTGAGTTTAGTCATATTCGATGTCCTGCGACACCGAAACTTGAAATCATAGTCAGCTTCCTTCTTGATGTCTTTCGCGATTTGTTCAAAGACGCCAGGTCTCTGGATGAGTTGCTTAGCCATTTCCGAGGCATCTTCAATAGCCATGAGATATTTCGCCGCGAGGTTTGTATTCATTTTACGCTCAATGTAGTCAGACGTGTCAATTTCAGCATTCTCACCTTTGACTCTCAAAAGGATGTTACGAACATTGCGGTTCTTGATGAGTTTAATTGGGACAAGATCCATTCTTCTACTTAAATATAAGTCGCTATTTTTAAATAATGTCATTCGTTTTGGTGTGTTCACCTGTCATTGTCGTCACGAATAATGTTCCAGTCGTGACGACAAAAACGTGTCGAATAGGGGCGATTCGCCCATCAAGTACAAATGTATATGAAGTGGAAATACTCGAGGCACCGCCGGTGGAAGTGAACAAGGAGGATGATCAAATTACATAGACGTTCTTAGCCAGGACTTTGTACACATTATTTAGAGTCGGCGCGGTAATATTGCATTTTCGCGTGATTTCACGGCTCGACACGGATGGGAGGGCAATTTTGATACTGGCACCGATGATCGACCGAGACTGACGTGACATGAGGGTCGGAACATCGAGAGCAGACCGAAACACGGACGTAATTCGTTCACATTCGGTCTCGGTGATATTGAAATTATTGAGTGCGTCCCGAAGTCTTTTCATCTTGTTTTGCCGGGACCACGACGATCGTTCGGACATCACAACCGCAGTTTTCTTCTCGGCGATGAGACGGTCATATCTGCGTGTGTACTTCTCAATTTTCCTCTTCACGTGCGCGAGTTCATCTGAAGAAGAACGAATGTGTTTCTTGACCATTTTGATTATTATAATTCGTTCAAGGCTAACTGACTTAGGCTTTAATTACCAAACGCAACCCCAGCCATGCCATTCTTAATACGGAGAACGTTATAGTTGACCGCGTAGACTCTGTGCATTTGGTTACCACCCGTCGGGTTCGTCAAGGTGAGCTTGGCGCTATCGATACGAGAAAAGTTAAGCGTACCACTCGGTTGCGACTTGTTCATAGTCAGACAGAACGGCCACGTGTAAAGTGGTGCCGTGTCCAACGTAGAATCCGCGAGGTTTTGTGCATGCATTTCGTGCGCGAGGTTGTGGTGGAAGGTCTTTGAGGTGTTTTCAAAGAGTGCGACACCGTTAATGTACATGCTCGATTCATCAAACGTGTACATAGAATCCCACGTACCGGTCGTGGCGTTTCCAGAAACCAAGTGAATCGCCTTTGCCGGATGGTTAAAGTAGGTAAGATCAATTTCAGTATCAGTGTTAGACGCCAATTGGTATTGCGTTTGCGTAATCAAAAGTTCGTGCTCGTTATCCGTGACAAACTTGCGTTCATCACTGTCAAGGTACGCGTACATACCATACACCTTCGGCGTTTCGAGTGGCGTAAACCCATCACGGCACTTGACTCTGATTTCAACTTCGTGGTACTGTAAACCCACGAGCGGAAGGCACTTGGTCCAGTCTTCACTGAAGAAGAACGGAATCAGGTAGTAATCCGAGGCACCGTCGACACCCTTCGCGTTGTCCTTGATTTCAGTCGTCGTGACCGTTGCGGACGCACGGGCTTGGTTTTCCTTGTAGACGATATTGTGCACACCCTGGATGTATAAAGAATCGAGACGTGCGACTTCTTGACCGCCGATGTACAAAAGAAACTCGGTCGGCTTGGCCGCACCTGCGGAGAACAAACCATCGCTATTCGTCGCGACGTTGGAAATATTTTGCGCTTCGATCCACACGTATCCAAGCATATCACCCTTCGAACGAATCGGAATAGTGACTTCATTGTTAGAACCGAAGGTGCCGATGTAATCCATACGCTCCGGCTTAATAGAAAAATTCGTGTGACGCCTGTAGTTTTGACGGAAGAAACTGACCTGAGGCTCACCCGTGATGAACACGTCCTGGGCGCCCTTAGAGACAAGATCAATCAAGGCTGCTGACATTTATATAATAAGCATATTAAAATTTTGGCTCGATGTATACACAAACCAAAATGGTCGTCTTCCAAGCATTGACGTGGGAGGCACGAGACCCCGATGACGGAGACGAACACCTGATCAGTATCTTCGGTAAGACTGAAGATGGAAAGTCCGTCTGTGTGACGACAAGTTTCGATCCATATTTCTTCGTAAAACTCCCGGCTGGAACATCGCAACAACAAGTTCAGCTCCTGTATAATCAACTGAATAAACTTCGACCCAATCATGTGACGTCATATTCCCTGACTGAACAAAAGGATGTGTGGGGGTTTCAAAATAATGAAAAATTTGCATTCATGCGTTTGAATTTTAAAACACTCGTCGCGCGTCGGAAAGTGAATTCATTGTTCATGTACAATGACGAGTTCAGAAAATATCACGTGTACGAATCGAACATTGATCCTGTCCTGAGGCTCATGCACCGAACAGGAATTCAATCGAGTGGGTGGCTCGATACCGGTTCTAAGTGTATTCGGTCGTATCTTGCACGGACGGATATCGATCTTTTCTGTAATGATTGGCAGACGCTCACACCTGTCGAAAAGAATGAAACCGCGCCGTTTGTCGTGGCGTCACTCGATATCGAATCAAATAGTTCGACGGGTAAATTTCCAAATGCACTCGTACCCGGAGACGCGTGTTTTCAAATCGCAATATCATTGTGTACGTTCGGATCTGATGAACCATACGATAAGACGTGTCTGTGTTACAAAAACACGGACCCAAATCTGGAAGGTGCAACCATCGTGAGTTTCAAAACAGAACGAGAGATGCTCCACGCATTCCAAAAGTATTTACATGAGAAGAATGTGGATATCATTACCGGGTGGAACATCTTTGGTTTCGATATGGAATACATTTATCAACGCGCACAATTGGTTGGGTGTGACCCCGATTTCTATGAACTTGGTCGACTCAAAGAACATGAGTGTAAGATGGTGTACAAGAAACTTTCGTCGAGCGCCCTGGGAGACAATGAACTTAAACTTCTTCCGATGCCCGGGCGATTCATTTTCGATTTGTTTCACGAAGTCAAAAAGGGATATAAACTCGATTCATACAAGTTGGACAATGTTTCAAAACTGTATCTCGGGGATCAAAAGATTGATATGCCACCGAAAGAGATGTTTGCACGCTTTCTTGAAGAAGATCCGGTCAAATTGCGTGAAGTCGCGGAGTATTGTATCAAGGATACTTTACTTCCACACAGACTTGTCAAGCGTTTGTGTACACTCTTAAATCTTCTCGAGATGGCAAAGGCGACATGGGTACCGCTGAACTACCTCGTCGAGCGGGGACAACAAATCAAAGTCTTTTCGCAACTCACGAAGAAAGCGCGTGAGATGGGATTCATGGTACCGACCATTAAATACGGGGCGATTCCTGAAGAACCATACGAAGGTGCAACGGTGCTCGATGCACAAAAGGGAGCGTACTATACACCAATCACGGCTCTTGATTTCGAAGCGCTGTATCCATCCATCATCGTGGCGCATAATTTATGTTATTCGACGTGGGTCATGGATGAAAAGAAATATGGAAACGTTCCGGGTGTGACGTATGAAGTCTTCGAGGTGGGTGGTAAAAAATATAAATTTGCCCAAGACGTTCCGAGTCTTTTACCCAGTATTCTCTTGGAACTCAAACAGTTTCGTAAACAAGCGAAGAAGGATATGGCAATGTCTACGGGTTCGATGAAAGAGATGTTTAATGGTAAACAATTGGCGTACAAGATTTCCATGAACTCGGTGTATGGATTCACTGGCGCCGGAAAGGGTATGCTCCCATGTGTACCAATCGCGTCAACGGTCACGTCAAAGGGACGATGGATGATTGAACAAACAAAGAATTACGTCGAAAAGAACTTTCCTGGGGCAAAGGTGAGGTACGGGGACACGGATTCAGTCATGGTTGAGTTTGACGTGGGTGGTCGTACGGGTGAAGACGCGATCGCGTATAGTTGGGAGATTGGTGAACGCGCCGCCGAGGAGTGTACTGCTTTGTTCAAGAAACCGAATAATCTGGAACTTGAAAAGGTATATTGGCCCTATTTCCTCTATTCCAAAAAACGGTACGCTGCGAAGTTGTGGACAAAGGGAAAAGATGACAAAATGCACATGGATTACATAGACGTGAAAGGTCTTCAGGTTGTTCGCAGAGACAACACACCTCATCTACGCGAAGTGTGCAAAGAACTTCTCGACGTTGTTCTTGATTCGAATGATACTGAACCACCTAAACAATTGGCCAGAGAACGTGCGATTGAACTTCTCTCCGGAGACATTCCGAACGAAAAGCTCGTGTTGAGTCAGGGTCTCTCAGATACCTACAAAGTGAAAGGGAGACCAGTACATATTTCTGATGTCGCGAATAGT